TGTTTCTCCATGTGAAAAATCTACGCTTTGATGTCTAGTAAATTTATCTTCAGTATAATAATCTCCATCACCAGTTGGTAATGAATCTACCATATCTTTGTCATAACCCATTTCAACTAATTCTGTTCTTGTTTTGTTCACTCTGTGACAAACAAAGTTTGCAGTATCAATGGACTTACATCTTCTTTCAATTAGAAATTCTTCAGGTGGTACTGGTTCTATTCTTACTTTACCATAAACTTTAGTTCTATGAATAACTACATCATGTAGTTTAATTGAATCTATTTCTTTACCAGCTTCGTCTGTAATTTTTTCTTCATACTCACTATGATTAGAAACTTTAATCTCATCCATAGAGACTAAATCATTAAACTCATCATCAGTTAATCTTGAGTATTCTTCTCTTTCAATTTTTTGTGCATCATCCCAATATACTTTTAGTATTCCATTCTTTTGGATTAGTGCATCTTTAAATGCAGTATATAAAGCTAAGAACCCATCGTTTTCTTTATAAAAGATGTAGTTTAAATAGTCAGAACATTGTCTAGCCATTTCTTCATCTTCAGGCCCCATGCCTTCACAATTAAATACATTATCACCTGATGTAAATATTCTCATCAATGATGGCATTAAACTTTCTACTGTATCTAAAACATCGTTAGATACTACTTGAGATCTACCTTCTTGTTCATTACCAAGAGGTGATCCTAAATAATATTCTAATGATTTTTTTCTTCTAGCTACAAGTTCTCCACCAATATAACCTGATGCGTTATGTATCTCTCTACTTACTACTGATAATATTTCTTGATTTGATTTTGGTTGTTTTTTCATACTACGTATTTTGTATCTATATTAATTGGTTTATCCCATTCTGTTGTGTCAATAGGATCATGAACACATCCATATCTAAAACTATCACTTGCGTGTGAGCACCAGTCATGGAGAGGTTTATTCTTAAACACTTGGTTTTTATCATCCCATTGTTTTCGATACTGTCTCAAAGCATCTAATCCTGTTTTACATTTAACTCTATCGAAGTAACAATTAGGTAAAGTATTTCTTACCGATTCAATACCATGATCTACTTCTAACTTAGGTGCTACTTCAAAGTCAATACCTAATTCTTGAGCTACTTCTAATCTTGACTTACCTGTTCCAAGCTCACGTGCCATTATATCGTGTGGAGCTATATGTCTGCTATAAGCATAATCTTTCTCCATAAGTATATCAGCATAGTGTGCTAATGATTCACCTGAAGTTTCGTAGTAATCTATTAAATGAATTTCTGTTCCAACTCTTTGTGCAAACCATATTGCAGTTGAATCTCCTATCCCCAAATCCCACCACGTTTCCACTCCTGCATTTTCGTCTACAGGTACTTCGCCTATTCTTTCTTCTTTATCTGCTTTAGTTATCAGTCTACCATAATAACTTCCTGATACTGCTGCTGTAAAAGAACATTCAAATTCTTGTTGGTATTGTTCTTCAGTCATTATAGCACGAGCTTGTTCTAACTCGTCATCTGGTATTACTCCTGTTTCAGATGCTCTATATAACTTACCATACCAATCTTTATGACCACGTTGTGCAAAGTCAAATACTTCCCAAAACTGGTTATGACCCATTGGCGTACCTATAAATAAAACTGATCCTAGTTTATCTGATACTGCTGGTCTTACAATCTCTGTCCATACTCTTGGAGACATGATAGCGTATTCGTCCATAACAACTTTATCAAACCCCATTCCACGAATACTATCTGGATTGTCTGCCCCAAATATTTGAATACGAGATTCGTTGAATAAATCTATTCTTAATTCTGTTTCATTTCTACTACCACCAAAGTGCATTAATGGTTTTGTGTAGTATTTTAAATATTCCCAAGCGATAGCTTTACCTTGACGATAAGTCGGTGCTATGAATGCACAAAGGGATCTTTGTTTATCTGCTGCTGTTTTAATTAATTCGTTAATAGCTAATACTGATTTACCAAATCGTCTATGACATACTAGAACACTAAATCTTTTAAGTGCATTATGTACGTCTTGTTGGTAAGGTCTTGGCTTATAAGGTATTTCTACTTCAGCGACTTTTTTCTTAGTCGTCTTTTTGCCAGGAGACTTTGATTGCAATTGGTTCATCTGTTCCTATTTTAGTGTTAGTTGATGCTAACCTCGCATGAACAAATGGTGCTGCTTTTTCGGCTGCATACATCTTACGTTCAGGTGAGCTCATAGGATTGTTTAACACAGATAATAAATAATCCAAAGGAGAATGTTGGTATTTTACAGCCATCTCCTCCATAGACTTCCAATTCTTTTTAGTCTTTGCACCAGCAGGTCTACCAGCTCCAGGTCTTTTACCACCATGGTTATCTGTTTTTGTTTCTTGTGTTTTATCTTCCATTAGATAATCTTTCTACCTCGTTTATCAAACTGTCTAAATTTAGAAAAGTTAATACCTTTTTGATTTTTTGCACCTTTGTACAAAACAGTACCTGCAGTTAATCCAAGACTTAATGGACTAAATGCAAATTTTATTCCTTTTTTAACTACAGTTTTAGCAGCTTTTTTAAATATAGAAGGTTTTTTCTTTGGTGTTTTAATAAAACCTTCGTCTCCACCTTTAATCATATTATTTCTTTTTCTTTTTTTTCATTTTAGACTTAACAATTTTATCTTGTAAAGCTTTAGGTAATTGTTTTTGTTTTGCTGTAAGCATGGCTTTGCCTGACATTCTAGCTTTCATTAATAACCTTTCTTAATTTTCATTCCTTTTTTCTTAGCTGCTTTTTTTGCTGCAGCTTTTCCTTTTTTAGTATAAGGGTATTTTTTCTTTCCGACCATTGGCATAGTTATCTCCTTAGTAATCCTTGTTGTGCAGCCATTTGTGCATTTGGCATAGGTACTTGACCTTGTGGTCTTTTACCCATCATAGCCATTTGCTGTTGAGCTTGAGGATTTTGTGGCTGTAACAAACCCTGTTGCTGTTGTTGTTTGGCCATCTCTGGCATAACTTTTGCTTTGATAATTAATGCTAGTTGTTCTCCTTCTTGTGGAGTCAATCTCATCATTTCATCAGCTAATTTTTCTAATTTTTTACTCATATTATCCAAACCATGTAAATTCTCTTTTGCTTTGTTTTGCTTTTTTAAGTCTCATATCAATTTCTTTGTTAGAAATTTTTCTTGTTTTTCTTTCTTTTGCAATTTTTTGCATTTCAATTTTTGTATTTTGTGCTTTTCTAGCCATTGGTGTTTTACCATAAGCATAAGCTCCAGCTGTAAAAATAGTAGCAGGTATTACAAAAGGTCTTACCTTTTTAATAAATTTTGCTGTTTTCTTTTTAACTATTGGTTTTTTCATATTAACAATTCCATGCTCTTAGTGATTTATTTATTCTGCTATTAGGATCTCTTGCAGTCTTAGCAGAAGTTAGTTTACGTTTCATACCTTTCATTCTAGCACAAAACGATGCCCTACGTTTGTTCCCTACTTTTTTGCTAGGAGCTTTTAACGTTCCCCCAGTCTGTCTTTTATAACTTGCACGACCTTTGGCATTCAAACCCCCCTTTGGGTTCTTACCTTCTTTACGTTGCCATGCTGCTGTTTTAGCCATTTTTTCTTTTTCTTCCTGATGCTGTTACTGACCATTTAACTTTACCTGGGCCAGTTTTTTTACGAGCTTCTGATTTACTTATTCTACCTGCTACTTTTTTAGGTCTACAAGCAGGATAAGGTCTTGATTTCTTTTCTTTACCAGATCTACCACACTTTTTGCCTGTTTTGACATCTCGCCAATCTTCAGCAAACCACTTTCGTAGTCCACCTTGTGCCATTAGTATTTGCCACCACGCTTTTTATACGTTTTAACAAGCCATGCAGAGCCATACGCTGATGGCCAAGTCTTAAATTTACGCTTCGCTTCTGATTTTACTCTATTGTATAGAGCTTTATTCTTTGGTGTTGCCATAATTATATAAATTTCTTAGCGTATTCTAACACTTTTGTATTTTTTTTAAACTTCTTTGATTGGAAGTTCTTTTTTATATCTTGTTTTTGTTTAATAATCCTTTTTATAGGAAAAGTATACATATTTACAATAGATTTTTTCATTATCTTCCTTGTCCTTTATATCTTTTTAGCTTTTGCTGTAGTTTTTCCGATTTCGATTTCGATTTTTTGTGGATTCCAC